TTTACGTTTATTGTGATGCTTGTTCCCATGCCTGCATTGCGACCTGACAAAGGCACTACTGCTTCTGGCCCGGCTTCACCGATCAGAGCAAGGGTTGGCTTTGTAACAATGCCACCAGCTGCTAGAGCAGGAACTTCTACACCTAAAGATGCAGCAAGGTTTTCAATAGATGTGCGTTCTTTAGCAGAAACTTTTCTTGCCTTTGCAGTCTTGCCACTTTTAGCCTTAGCAACGGCAGCATTAACTTGATCTATCGCCCTTTGATTAGTCAAAGAACCGTCTAGGTTGATAACGAAACCAGCAGCAGCGATAGCAGCTCGTACACCATCTACAAGTGCTTGTCCTGCGGTGATGCCTGCTTGATAGAACTGACTCGCAGCTGATGTACCAACTTCTTCAGCTACTGATTCAGTTGCGCTAATTAAGGTGTTTACCTGATTAACAATGGTCGCGCCACCAGCAATAATTTCATCTGCGATTTTTGTGCCAGCATCTGCGCCAGCTGCTAATACTTGACTTATAGCTCTCTCGGATAAACCTAGGGCTAGAAGTGTCTTAACCTTTGTGCCAAAATCTTGAGCCTTTGTAGCTTGAACAATTAAGTTTTCAAGGAACGTGCCAGTTTCAGCAGTGGCAGCTGAACCAAAATCTACAATGCCAGTTATGACACCTCTAATTCCATCTTTAAAACTGTTGTAAGCATCTTTAGCTTTAGCAAGAATGTCATTGTTGCGAGCAAGTTCATCAGAAAGTTTTGACATATTAACTTGGGCAAGTTTAGCTGCTGCGCTCAAACCGACAACAGCCTTGGTTGCTTTGGCTGCACCGGAAGCAGCAGCACCTAATCCATCGTTAGTTGGCGAAACTGCAATAGGTGGAACGCGACCTTGCTTGACACGCTTAATTCCTGCATTCTCTAATTCATCGGATGCCCGGCTTGCTGCTAGAGCTACTGCGTTAATTGAAACAATAGTGCGGTCAGCAGCTTGTCCCATGCGGTTGAATGCTCTTACGCCGTTACTTTCCATAATGGTTATGGTTTGATCAGTTGCACCTGCTGCAATTCGTGCTTCAATTAACTTGCCGATAACAAGACCAAGACCAACTACAAGCAGACCAATTCCAGTGCTTGCTAAGGCGCCACGAATAGCCGTTGCTAATACGCCAAAACCTGCTGCACCATACAAGGTAGCAATTCTCATTGTTGTTAAGGCAGAAGTTATGCCAGCAATTATGGGTGGTGCGACAGTCAAAGCGATTGCAGCAATTTTCATACCAATCAAAGCAAAGGTTACTTGCGCAACTACTTTTGCTAGACCAGTGAGATTGAATAAAACATTAGCAATTTCCACGCCTAAAGATTTAAGACCACCCTCAGCACCTTGAAATTGCACTGCTTCAACAACACGTTGGATAGCAGGCAATAGTTTTTCATTGAAAGCAGACACTACTGCTAAAGCTGCTGGCAATAACGCTTCACCAAAGCCTGCTTTAGCATCTTGCAAACCTGCTTGCAAGAACTTCAACTGGTTAGCAAGGCCGCCAGCTGTACGAGCTACGTCACCTTGCGCTAGTGCGCTGTCTTGCATGATCAGTGCGTAGGCTGCTTGAGTTTTAACCGCAACCGGGAGCATACCTGTATAAGTTCCTAAACCTATTTCAGCTGCTTTGAGTTTTAAACGCTGTTCATTTATAGCAATACCAAAACGCTTTAACGGTTCTGTTTCCCCGGATAGACCTGAGCGCAAAGCAAGTAACGCATCTTCAATAGGCACGTTATTAAAGGAAGCAAGGTCAGCTGCAAGAGTTACAAGTGCCGTAGACATTTTGGCAGACTCTTGTTCGTTAATTCCAAAAGCGCGGAATAAGTTCCCGTAAGTACCAGCAGCTTCGAGTGCAGCCTGTTGACTGACGCCTAAGGCTTTCGAAGTAGTTTTTGACCATGCTTCGATTGCTTTTGCATTGCTGCCAAATACCGTGTTTGATTTAGCAATAGATTCCGAAAGATTAGACGCAGCCATGACTGCTGATTGCAGACCTTTGACAGTTGCTGCAAAACCAATACCAGCAAGAGCTGTTCTAAGTAAATTTGCTTGCTTGCTTACACCTTTGAAAGATTGTTCAGCCTGATTTACGCCTTTGGGATCAAAGGTAGAAGTAATTGGAACAATAATTGCCATAACTTTTTAACCTTTTTTCAGACTGTCATTGTACGTTTTAGTCAATTTCCTAATTGTAGCAACTACTTCATCTCTGACATATGGAAGTTCACGTTCAGCAGCAGGATAGACATAACGAGATGCTTTATTTTGTGAGTTAAGTTTGCGAATCATTGCACGACCAGATGCCGTTTTACCTCTAGCTTTACGGCCTGCCATGTCTGCAATTTGGAATGAAGCACCACCAGTTCCCATCTTGCCTTTGCCACCAACAATAATTGAAACTAACGAATTTCCTCTACGTTCTGCTTTCTTAGAAAAGTTAGTTTTTACTTTTGCGGTAACGCCAGATGGATTCCAACTAGTTCGCCCATTGTGGATCATGCCACGAGTTGGGCTGGTGCTTCCACTCTTACCTTGCAGTGGTGCTTGTGTAGGGATAGCAGACTTGATTGCATTGGCAACTGGTTGTGCGCCTGTTCTTAAATCTTTTCTTGCTTGTTTAACAATGTCTTTGTCAATGCTATTAAGTATCTTTACGGTTTCTGCAATGCCTGTTATTTTTGGAACTGCCATTATGACCCCTGACTGTTTCGCCAGCGCAGATACATTCCCATAGTAAAAAGCATACGCTCAGATTCTTCCATTAAGACTGACGGAGCAATGCCAGTCTCACAGGATAGATAAGCCAAATACCAGTGTTGGGATGAGTCACCCAACCCAGTTATTTTGGGCTTGCTTCACTCGCTTCAATAGTTTCAACTTCATCGCACCAGTCCTCAAAGGTAAGTTTTGTTTTACCTTGACGTTCTAGCCAGTGCCATGCAAGCCACAATAGATCAGTAATGCGGAAGTCTGTTTCAAGTGATGCAACCGACTTAGTGAACTTGTCCTCAAATGCAACGAGGTCACGAGCCGTAGCTGATACATCTTCTACTGTTTCATCGTTAAAAGTTACGCGCAGGTTGATTTTCATTGCTTAGACAGTTCCGCGTGTGACTGTGCCTGATGTAGGCCAAGTAACTGAGAATGTTGCAATGTCACCAACAGAACTTGCAAACGGTGAGTAACTGTTTACTAAGCAGGTTGCTGTGTAGCTTGGGTTGGTTGAATTAACGGTTCCTGAAGTTGGAACAATAACAACTGTTGCAAGTGTGTTGTAAAGCGGAAACAGAGTTGCATCTACTGAAGCTGCACCAAAGTCCTGCATGAACTGAAGCGTTACTGAACCGGTCTTAAGACCACCAATGCGCTCACGGAAAGTTCCACCAAAGGCAGTAGTTTCTAAGTCATCTGATTCTAAAGCTAGTTCAACACTGTTTAAGTTTGTGGACAGATTAACTCCAGCCACTGTGATTTTGTAATCCGTTGCTGCGAATTTTGGCATTCGGTATTGCTCCTTAGTCTGCGTAGCAGAGAACTACGAACTCTGCCGATAAATAGTTTACCTCACCAACAAGTAGTTCCCCATAGTTGCGCATGTCTGTAACTCTGAGATCGAACGCCTTGCCACCAAGTGTCTTGTTTGATTCTATCGCTAGTTTAATGCTCTTACTTCCAGTGCTTGAAATGTAAGCATCTATGGAGTTCTGCCCAGAGCGTTCTGAAACCCTGCCTACGATTACCTGAACTGAGAACGTGTAGGTCTGCATCCCACGCGCAAATGTTTCGTCATAATTAACGCTGATAGGAAAGACAATGGCAACAGGTGGGTTGATGTTGTCAGGCTGAAAGTCTGAAACCCGTAAGCCTGTAATCGTTGCTAGGTTGGTTTTGATCCCAGCGCGTAGCTCTGAAATGGAAGCCATCAGGCGAAGTTCCTAACCCGGCGATAAGGCGCAACCAACTGCTCAACGTCAGGGTCAAGGTAACGGCTAACGCGCATTGCGCCCATGTCCCCGAAGCCAGCTATGCCGAGTGGCGAATCTAAACGCTTAAAGATACGGCTTGATTGAATAATGCAAGCCTGCGTAATTGAGATAGGCACAGATGCCCAACCAAAGACTGCGGTTACTTTGACAAGAGCCTGCTCAACTTCCACTGGGAACAAGTAATTTTCAACAGCGCGGATTCTAGTAAATGGAACTGCAAGGCCATCTACGTTTCCGTTAAGCGGTTCTAGCTGATAGTCAATAGGCGACCACGTTGTATCAAAGACACCATCGCCAGATGCTGAAGTTTGTAGCGTTATAGCCGTACCTGAAATGTCATCAGTCTGGACAATAAAAGAATCGTCTGCTGCGTATAACCGAGTGGCTGTTCCAGATGAATAGAAGTACCGGGCAGCGTGTCCGTCAATAGCTCGTGATGCGGATTCAATAGCCATTTCAAGTAATGAGTCA